TCTTTCAATAGTTGGCAGTCCATTCTATTACCTCAAGCAACGAGTGTGATTTTTTATTTACGATGCAAAATTTATTTATAAATCTATAAATCAAGTTGTTAGTAAAGAATTAGGCAAATAAATCCATATTTCTTCGTTCGGGTCGGTTTCCAAGAATTTAGTGTTCTGCGAAACCGACCTTTTTTGTAAATATTTTTGCAAAGAGACAAAAAAACTACGCATGGGCATACTGAAAACATTAGGCTTCATCACCAAGAGCGCGACACCTGTACAGGGAAGTCAGCATGCTACCACCTCCAGCGGAATCACCGCACGGAGAATGCAGCTGATGCACGATATTGCCATGCCCTATGTTGCTAATGCCAACTGGGTGACGCTTTTCAACTCCGTGCCTGAGGTTGCTTGGCCTGTGAACTATATAGCCAGCCGTGCTGCTGGTGCGAAGTTTATCCTGAAGAGGTTCAAGGATGACACCGTGGTTTGGGACAACCAGTTTGCGAACAATCTGCTTGTCAGACCTAACGCGTTCGAGTCATGGTACCGCACAATATGGAAGCACTTCGCCTACAAGTTGCTTACTGGCAACTCATACATCAAGGCAGCTATGAGCGATGTGTTTGTCAATTCTAAGACGCTCTACAAGTGGTGTGACCGTTACATCACGCTTGAGGCTCCTTACGTTGCCATTGAATACAAGAGTGTCATGGGCGACATGTATGGCGTTAGCGATATTGAGGATGTGGTGAACGCATACTACCACGATTACGGCAGGTTCATTCATAATCCAATCGCTCCGCAGTGCGTGTTCCGTGACACTGACGACACGCTTGGCTTCTACGAGAGCGACCCATTGAAGGCGAAGAGCCGTCTGTGCTCTGTGCTGAAAGCCATAAGTAACCTCGTCGCCGTGTACGAGGCAAGAAATGTAATCTACGTCAAGCGTGGCGGATTGGGTTGGCTCGTGAGCGAGACAAGTGACGAAATGGGCACTCGTGCGCTCACTAAAGACGAGAAGAAGCAAGTGCTTGACGAGGCGGACAAGATGTATGGATTCGGTGACGGCAAGTACCCTTACGGCATCAGCGATGTGAAGCTGTCATTCGTCCGCACCAACCTTTCAATTACCGACCTCCAGCCTTTTGACGAAACATTGGCTGATGCGGTAGTGGTAGCCGGCGCATACGGAATTCCCCCTGTGCTGATACCTCGAAAGGACCAGTCGACATACGCCAATCAGGCTAACGCAGAGAAGGCGGTCTACACATCGGTGATTATACCGATGGTTCAGAGGTTCTGCCAGGAGTTCACACATTTCCTCGGTCTTGACCAGGACGGTCTTTACCTTGACGCTGATTTCAGCGAGGTGAGTTGCTTGCAGACCGGCAAGAAAGAGGAGCAGGAGGTTCACAGGAGCATCACCGACCGATGCCAGATTGAGTTCCAGAGCGGACTGATAACGCTGAACGACTGGCGGTCACAGCAAGGATATGAACAGGTTGAGGACCCGATGTACGATAAACTCGTCACGGAGATGACGCCTGAAGAAATAGAGAGAGTGAAAATTTTTAGTAACCAAAACCCCAAAAAAGATGAAGGAGATTTATCAACGCCTGCTATACAAGACGAAGGCGAATGATTTGGACGAGGCGAAGGGCATCGTCACGGTAGCCGTTAACGGCATCGGTATTGTTGACTCCCAGAATGACATCTCAATGCCGGGTTCGTTCAACAAGACGCTGAAAGAGAACATTGCCCGTATGAAGTGGTTTCTCAACCACGACACGACCCAGTTGCTTGGAGTGCCTCTTGAGGGAGAGGAGCGCGACGGCAACCTTGTGATGGTTGGCCAGCTCAACCTTGCGAAGCAGATTGGGCGCGACACACTGGAGGATTACAAACTTTATGCGGCAGCTGGTCGCACACTTGAGCATTCCATCGGCGTGCAAGCCATCAAGCGCGACAGTGAGGACAAGCGTAAGGTTCTCGAATGGAAGATGTGGGAGTACAGCACGCTCACCTCGTGGGGCAGCAACCCTCAGACTTTCCTTGTAGGCATCAAGAACGACGACCCAGCCACTGTTAGGGACAACATCGAGTTCATCCGCCGCGCATTGCAGATGCGCTACACGGACGAGCGATTAAAACAATACGAAATGAGACTTGACATGCTTAACAAGGCGCTTGAGGGCGCAGTCGTTGTGACATGCCCCCATTGTGGGCAAGAGTTTGTTTGGGACGATGCCGACAGGCACACATTTGACCAGCAGGTGTTGGAGATTGCCAACAGCTACCTGCGTTGGTTTACTGAAGACATTGTTTATGAAGAGATGAGCAAGCTGAAGCCCGAAATCCGTGCCGCTGTGCTTGCCATTCTCAACCCTATATTGAGCAAGTGTGACGGTAAGATAGACACCGAGCTCGTGCAGAAGTCGCTTGCCGACGTCGCCGAGTACGCCTACTGTCCGCATTGCTATTCAAGAGTATTCAATTCGAGTATCACGCTTGGGCAGGAAGCTCCTGTTTCAGAGAAGACCGAAGACGAGCCGTCAGACGACACTCGTGAAGAGGAAGAGGAACAGGAGGAGAAAGCCGCCTACGGCACTTTCTTCGGAAGCCTCAACGCTGCTATCGAGAAACATTAACCACTTAATTTTTTATCGTTATGGCCTTCAAGAAGGTAGACAAATCAGACTTCGGTTATAACCTTGAGAACATCAAGGACACCGAACAGAAGAGTTTCATGGATAACATTCTTGGCGCGATGTGCAACGTTGTCAACAAGGCAATGGAAGGTGTCATCACCAAGGAGGACATGAGTGACCAATTTGAGATTATCAACGAGCAACTGAAAGGCTACGATGCCGATAAGTTCGCTCAAGTTATCAAGGACAACGAGGATTTGCGCGACATGCTGAAACAAGCCATGGAGGTTATCTCCAAGGCAAAGGAGAAGGGCGCAGGTGCCATGAACGCAGTCAACAGCTTCACAGAGAAGCTGAACGACATGTTCGACAGCGAGAAGTTCCGTGAGTTCGAGGAAGGCAAGAGCCGCAAGTCAGGCGTTTTCTCTGGCTTTACCCTCAAGGACATCGTGTCAATGACCGACGATTACAGCGGAAATATCCTCATCACCCAGCAGCAGAACCGCGTGGTGAACCCAATCGCCCCAAAGCGTCTTCACATGCGCGACATCCTCACCGCTTTGCAGGGCGATCCTGCCTATCCACAGCTGGCATTCGCAGAAATCACCAACATGGACCGCAACGCCCGCTATGTGACCGAGAACGGCACTTTGCCAGAATCTCACATCAGCGTGAAGGAAAACCAGGTCAGCACAAAGCGCCTCGGTACCCACCTCCGTGTCAGCAAGCGAATGCTCAAAAGCCGTGCGTACATCCAGTCTTATATCGTCGCTATGCTCCCAGAAGCCGTTTACATGGCTGAGGACTGGAATATCCTCTTCGGTGACGGCAACGGTGAGAACCTTGAGGGTATTGTGAACAAGAAGGGTGTGGAGAGCATCGAGAAAATCATCAGCGAGGCTATCGTAAGCGGTGCTGCCGGCTCTGTAAAGAGTGTGACCGCCTATAACACCAACGGTGGTGTTATTGTAGAGTTCGCCAACGCCTACCCCGAAATTCTCGACGGCATGAAAATCAAGTTTGCAGGTGCCACCAATGTGACCGCCCTCAACTCGGTTCAAGATGTCATCAAGATGAATGACCGTCAGCTCCTTTTCCCAGATATCAAACTGGAGACCGCAGAGACCACCGTTAACAAGATGACCTTCGTCGTGAACAACGGCGGCTTCAAGAGCATTGAAGCTCCTAACAGCCTTGATATCATCAAGACCGCGTTTGCAGTGATGACCTACGCACAGTACACTCCTACTGCTATCGTGCTGAACCCAATCACCGTAAACGCCATCGAGAGCGAGAAGGACACCCTTGGTCGCAACCTTGACCTCGTACAGAACAACGGTGGTGTGAAGACTATCGCAGGTCGTGTTATCATTGAGTACACCGGCATTCCAGCAGGCAAGTACCTTGTCGGCGACTTCTCGCCAGTTGCTGCCGCGCTCGTTGACTACACCAACCTCAACCTTGAGTGGGCTGAGGACGTAGAGACCAAGCTCACCAATCAGGTTGTGCTTATTGCCCAGGAAGAGATTATCTTCCCGATTTACAATCCTTGGGCGTTCGCCTATGGCGACCTCGCAGCACTCAAGACTGCTGTCACCAAAGCTTGATGAGCCATGAATGAGAAGTATATAGTTGAAGGCCCCGCTTTGGCTAAACTGCTTCAAGAGAACCGAATCAGAGTGTTGAGGGGTGAAATAACATTCACCCCACTCACTATCGGTGAAGAAGATGACAAGAGCGCAGAAGTGAGCGATGAAAAGGAAGTCGCTGTCACAGACTGCAAGAAGCCAAAAAAGGGTAAAAAGTAATATCGTAAAATGAACCTCATAGATTGCTCATATTTCTACGTCGGTCCGTTGCAAGTGATGAACGCACGTGCCATTGACGACCTCGACAACAATGCTGCCGATGTGCAGGAGTGCATTAACGGCTACATTGAGTGGTATCAGGACGAGTTCCTGTTGAAGATGGTCGGCAAGGGTGTCGCGTCAGTGGTCACCGAATACCTCTCCAAGTGCGAGGCAGACGACGGATATACTGATGAAAATGCGGAGGAGCTTTGCAGCCACCTTCGGATGCCGTTCGCCCACTATGTCTATTTCAAGCTTGCTGGAGATGTCAACCAGAACATGACCGTCACGGGCTTGGTGAAGATAAAGAGCGCCAACGAGAACCAGCCTCCACGCCAGCGCATGGTGAAGGTGTGGAACGATATGGTGCAGCTCAACAAGCGATTCGTTGAGTGGGCGGAATTGAGCGACTACGATGTTTATTACAATGTTGAAATGATAACTCAAATTAACCAGTACAACATATGATGGACCAGATAGAGGATATTTTCGGGGGTATAGTCGAGAGTGTCGGCAAGTCTGTGATAATCACCAAGACCAAGACAGACGGCACTACCGATGAGCTGGACGGTGTGGACATCAACTACATCTTCGGTTCTGCCCAGTATGTGAA